GAGTTTGCACTAGTAATAGTTACATTGTTTAAATCAGTTAAGTTTGCCGCGGCAATACGAGCATCTGCTCTAGTATTTGTAAAATATAAATTTGTTGCGCCTTCATTTAGATTGTCTGTTGTTTTAGTTGCTAATCTATTGTCAAATCTTGTATCTGTGTAATAAAGATTTGTACCTTCTGATAAATCTGTAGTTGTGTGATTATTTAAACTTGAAACTTGTCCTGTTAACATAGCCGGACTTGAACTGACATTTAAAATTACATCTGAGTTAGCGGCTTGAATATTTCCAGTATGTACCCCTGTTGTATCGCCTGTTAATGTGCCTGAATGTGCACCAAGTGATACTGTACCTGTTGCTGTTAAATCTGTAAATGAACCTGTTGATGGAGTAGTAGAGCCAATTGCTGTTGAATCTATATAACCACCTGTTATATTTGCTCCTGGTGTTGATAAATTTGATGAAACATCTAAATTAGCAACTGTACCAATTGAAAAATTATTAAATGTAGCATTGTTAAAGTCAACTGATGAAGTTCCTTCACCTGAAAATGTCCAAGTGCCATTTCCAGCAGATGATGTATACAATATACTTCCTGCTACAGAACTACCTGATTCAACTTCTATACCAGAACCCGATCCTGGCACTGTGCCTTGTCCTGTGTTAACAGTAATCACAGAGTCTGTTGTTGTAAGATCAGTTGTATTGATTGCTAATAAGTCATTTACAAAACTAACATTTGCATCAAATGTAACTGTACCTGACGATCTTCTAATAACTTTTGCTGGCATTTATACTCCACTCCTTATACTATATTTATTTAGTTGTGGAAATTTTACTAATAAAGAAAAAGCCCCCCAGTTTCCTGGGAGGCTTATAATGTTTAACTTGTTTGTGGATTACACAAATGATAAGTTTGCTACTGAGATTTTTGACATATAGTCAGCCGCATTACCAAGTGATGATGCTGTGTTGTTTAACTCAACATAACCATATCTTGTCATGAAACTTACTACTGGTTCAAAAGTCGCTGGATCAATAACAACGCCTGAGCTCATTAGTGGAATGTATGGGCAATAGAACGCCGCCGCATCTACTTCACCTGGGCCTTTGTAACCTACAAGTACGTTAGCTGTATCAGAAGCATATGAGTTTACATATACTCTCATTGAGCCGTTTAATGTACCAACAAATTTAGTGTTAGTTGGTGCATCAAATGTACCTTCAGTTGTTCTTGCGAACGCTGATGTTGTCGCTGATTGTAGAACAGTAAGTGCTGTTGGGGACATAACCACCCAGTTACCTGCACCTCTTCTTGTTCTTTGTGCAATTAAGTTTGCTTCTCTGTTAATTAAGATGGCTAAAACTGCATGTTTGTCACCGATATACGTGTGTGTACCAGTTACACTGTTCATGTCAAAGTTTGTTGCCGCCGCTGTTGCTAGAGAATTTAGTGAACCTAAAATTTCTTGATCGATTTCAGCAGTAATTTCTTGTGCTAGAGCCGCCATAATTTCAGCTTCTACATCAAGACCGTGCATTGAATTGGCATCTTGTGCTGATTCAAAAGTCCATCTTGCAGATAGCTTTCTTGTTTTAGCTTCAACAGTTTGTTTTAACACTTGAATGCTTAGTCTGTTACCAGCCGCACCTTCTAATGTTGATGTTGAAGCCGCTTTGTCATCAACTGAACCTGAATAACCTTCAGCAATTTTGAATGGTGATAATGCTTCATCGCCTGCTGTAGTATCAGTACCTGATGTTGAGTTGAATGAGTCAGCGTATCTAACTCTTAATGTGTGGATTTGTCCAACTGGACCAGTCATTGGTTGTACACCAACGATTTCGTTTGCGATCACAGTAGGCATAACCCTTCTGATTACTGGAAGGATAACCTTGTTTAAAGCCGCTACGTTGCCGGCGCCTGTTGCACCTGCTGTAGCCGCCTCGGCCAAATATGTCTGAGTATTTTCTAATACTCTTGACATTGTTTCTTTTCTTTGACCTTCAAGTCCTTCTAGCAGAGCAGATTTTGTATTATCCCAGTTCTCTGTAATAGTTTTGTCTGTCATGTTTAACTCCTTAGACCTGCTAGTCGTTTAATATTAACGATATCATTATTTTCGTCTTTGTTATTTGATTCAGCTCTATCGCCTGTGTGTTCAGTGATTACTACATTTTCTGATTGCTCAGGTTTTGCAGTTTCATTTAACACAGCTGGTAGATATTTCTCAAACTGCTTTCTTAAGTTTACAGTTTGAACTGATTCTAATAACTCTGACATTACTTGACGCTTATCTTTTGACAATGGCGAAACAAGTTCATTAAGTGTTCTTTCTCTTTGAATCTTGTCTTCAGCTATTCTTAGCTTTGTTGTCATTGTTTCAATTTCAGCATCTTTTTCAGCTAGGCTACCTTCCATTTTATTGGTTTTTTCCTGCTGATCAGTAAGTTGTTCATTCAACTTACGAATTTCCCCACCTTCATTGAGGTAAGAACTCATGTATTCACCTGCAAACGCCTCAAATACTTTTCTACCAAAGTTGTTTTCTTTAGCAACTTTAATATCTTCTTTAAGAGTATTGAGCTCATTTTTAAGTGTTGAATCAACTGTTTTTTCTACAAGATCTGCCGCTCTTTTGATAAAAGCCGATTTAGTATCTTCGATAATTTTCTTACCTTCAGAAACTAATTGAACTTTCTTTTCAACTAGATCTTTTTTATCTTGTTCGAATTCAGTTAACTCTTTGGAGAGTTGTCTGACTACAAACTCTTCTAAGTTTGTAAATTGACCTTTGAGTGCATCTCTGTCACCATGTAGTTCATGTACTTCTTTAACAAGAACATCATTGACAAATTTCGTTAATAAACCCGAATGTTCACCAACTGCTTGTTTATAAGCTACTCTTTCTGAAACAAGTTTTTGCTTGTCTTCAGCAAATTCACTAACTTCTTTTTTCAAAGTATCAGTGATCATGCTATCCATAGCTTCTACAATCTGTGATTTATCATTCTCATAACGTTGTGCGAACTCCTCACGAAGTTCTGCAGAGATTTCCTCACGAGCCTCAGACAGCTTTTTCTCCCACGCTTCCTGAACTTGAATTTTTACTTCTTCAGAAAGTGCTTCGGATCCAAAAATTTCTGTAATGTTTGCCATCTGAATCTCCCTTATTTTAATCTTAGCTCTGTTATTATCTTTGTAATCTCGTTAGCTAAGTGCTTTTCAGCTCTACGATCATACACAGCATCACGACTAAGATTTAATAATCCCATGCCGCCATGCATATTTAGTAAGCCTTCGTATATGGCCTTAGGATATGCATCAGGAGCCGAAGGTTGAGCAACAATATCAACTGTAACAATTTCAAAATCTGAAACTTTACCGTCGTTACCTACGTTACCTGCACCTCTTGAACTTACTCCTAATTTACATCCGCTTTCAAGCAAAGTTGAAACAATTTTACCCATTGGCGTGGGCATAATTTTTAGTTTGCCGAATCCGTCTGGACCATCCATCCACATATTCTCAATCATGTGAGAGACTCGATCAATGTTTATTTGTAAACCTTGAGGATGATCGGCTTCACCCATTACTGAGTAACCCGAATTTAATCTCTCTTTGATAGTTCCTACTGCTTTTTGGATTTGTTCAACCGGATAAACACGCTTGTTTTCGTTTACTACTCCACCTTGAATAAAAACACCTTCCATATAGTAGTGTTTTTGGTCATCTTTGCCTTCATGTATAACTTTGATCTTTGCTTGATCATAAGTTAAACTTTCTGTTAATGGACGAAAACTCATTTGCTATTCTCCTTGAGTATAATTATTTACTCGCTACCGGTGATTTAGCTGATGAGTCTGAACCGTCGCTGTGATCTGCTTTTACTTGAGATAATTTAGGTTCTGTTGTAGCACCCATATTACCTGCTTTTGGAGCCTGACCACCTTTTTCTTCACCGCCTGTTGATACACCAGGTTTTGCGCCGTTGGCATTTTCTTTTGGTGCACCTGCTACAGGTGATTTAGTTGCATCTGAACCGTCAGCGTGATCAACTTTAACTGCTTTTAATTCTGCTTCTTCTAGTGGTTCTGCAGATTCTTCAGCTGGCATTTCCATGCCCATGTCGCCGTTGTCTTCTTCATCTGACTCTTCATCAGCTGGTTCTTCGTCTTTATTACCAACTAACTCGTTAAACTTTGCTTTAAGATCTTCAAGTGCTTGTTCGATGTCGTTGACTTCTTTCTTCATGTCTTCAACTTCTTCTTCATGCTCTTCGTCTTCTTCAGCATCGTCGTCGTCGTCTTCGTTAGTTTGTTCGTAATCAATTTCTTCAGCATCTTCTTCAGCTTTTTGCTTTAGTTCTGCTTTAAGATCTTCTTCTTGATCACCAGTACCGCCTACAGTTTCTTCAACTGCTTCTTCTTCTGAATCTGTAGCTTCTTCAACTGCTTCTTCAGTAGCTTCTTCAGTAGCTTCTTCAACTGCTTCTTCTGTGGTTTCTTCTGATGATTCTTCTTCTGTTACTGTGTCATTTTCTTGTGAATTAACGATTTCTTCGTGAATTTCTCTAGCCTTTTCTACGATTGTGTCGTGTAAAAGTTCTTGAGCTTTGTCTTGTTCGCCGTTCACTAGAAACTCTAACACTTGCTCTAGTTTTGAACTCATTTGTGACATTGTGTAATCTCCTTATACGATTTCTCGCGAAATAATCATATTGTTATAGTGTTATTTACACTAAAACAAGGAAATCCCGGTAAATCGGGTAGAAAACGAGTGATTTTTTAAACATTTTCAAAAAAGTATGTTTTTAATAGAAATTTTTACGCCATTTCTACAGGTGTACCATACATTTTTGCAACAAATTCTTTATTGTCTTCTTGATCTTTTCTCCTAATTTCTCTAACTTTTCTTAGTTTATTAAGATGTCTAAGAGTCAAGCGGGTTTTTCTTGAACTGCCAATATCAGCTCTATGATACTTGTCATGCTCTGGAAAATATGCTTCTTTTAATTCGTTGTATCTCATAACACTTGTATTTATATGTTTAATTATTTTTTACAATCAAAAAGGTATTTTTATCTTTACGTAATTTAAAATTCTGTAATATTTTAAAATTATTTGTGTTTGACATATAGTTTTTTATAAATTTGTTTGTTGCTTGAACTGTATTTGTTTCAATAATACAATATGTATATTGCATTTGATTAAAGTCAATATTAAATTCTTCGCCTTCTATATCAACTAATAATAAGTCACAGGCTGGTAAATTTTTATAATGCAAGTTTGGTGTTTTATTTGTAAAAGAATCTTTTTTAGTTTTGTATACTTGAGCTCCTAACAACGCACTGTCTGTATAATAAACATATTTGTTTTTATAAGAGCTTACTGCTGAATGGAAAAATTTACATTTGCTATTTAAATTAAATTTTTGTGATAGAACATTTGCAGTTTTAATTGCAATTTTATCACAATCATAACCTATCCAAGAATTAATTTTTAAATTACCAAATAATAATTCTGATATTGGTAAGTGACCAATACTACAACCTAACTCAATTACACTAATTTTTTTATCAAACTTAATCCTAGAAAGCCACTCAGACACTGTGGGATTATTGATACGTTTATGTATCATGGATACGTCTTTATCTAATATATGTAGTGAATCTATTTGTTTGAGAATAATGTCAAAAACTTCTGTTTTTGTCCATTGCACTATTCATTCTCGCCGGAAGTATTTTGATTTTGCTCAGAACCCGATATTGGGGATTCTTCGCCGCCTGGTTCTGGTGTGTTTGTATCACCGCCAGTGAATCCAGATGATGGCATTGGCGCCGCTCCTACAGAACCTAGTCCTTCACCTTGTGACATTTCACCAGGCATAGAGTTTTTGTTTTCTTCTGCCCACAGTCTTTCGTTATCATAAATCTCTTCTTCAGTAAGTTTTAAGAAACGCTTCATAGCAAAACGTTTACTCATATGAGGAATTTGATTTACTTGGTTCCAAATTTGTACTTGTTGTGAATCAAGTTCAATTTGTCTATACTTGCCAAAGTTTTGTGGCTCATTAAACTGTAATTCAAATGACCCTGAATCAATCTCAATGCCTCTGTGTTTTAAGAACATTTTAAATTCATGATCAACAGCTGGCTGTAAAAACGTCTGTAGTCTTTTACAGAATTTTGTAAATCTATACTCTTGAATATATGCTGTGCCAACTCTTCCATCTGTGAATGCAGTCTGTGGATCATTTGGTGAACTTGGCATATATGCACTTGGTATTCTCAAACCTTTCATTAGTTTGTCATTAAAGTATCTCAAGTCATCAATTTCACCTAAGTTAGTACCGCCCGGCAATGTTTCAACTTTAGAGCCTCTGCCTTCAGCCGTTTGTGCAAAGAAATAATCTTCTATCATTGATAATGGATTATAAGTAGCATCCATTATGTTTGTTCCGCCGCCTGACTGTGATGGAATACGTCTTTGATGAATTTCATTTTTTACTCTTTCAATAAAACCCATTGCTTTTGAAGTTGGCATGTTGCCTACGTCAATGTAGAACACACGTCTTTCAGGTGCTCTTTGTACACGATAAATGATAATAGAATCTTCAAGTAATTCTTTTTGTTTAAAGGTTTTAAAAACTGGTTCTAAAATAGATAAACCAAAAGGCCAAAATCTATCCATGCCTTCTGTCATACTCAAATGTATAACATGACTTGCATCAATTGGATACACTGTTGCATCTCTTTGAAATCTTGAACCATATCCGCCAGGTAGGTTTGACGTTGTTGCACCTCTTGGTTGATATGCTTTGTTTGATCCCATACCACCTACTGGAAATGGTGTGGAACTTGCATAACCTAATTGTGTATTAAATTTTGAATATGAGTCTGATGTTAGATTTAAATTTTTAATGTTTAGATCTAAGTTTCTAATAAAATATGCTTCGGGTTTTTTTCCTTTACCTTCGTTGACTACAATTTTGTCAACAAACCCTGGATCGACCCAATACCATTTATATGTT